TCACAGCTTCTGATGCTGATCGATACTCTTTTTATACTCGGATGCTGCATAGAGCTCATCTCTGCCTATGTGATCCATATCTTTCGCGCTAAATCCTTGTAATTTCTTAAGTTCTTTATCTAGCTCTTTAAGTAAAACGCTTTTATCTTCGACACAGTTAAATAATATTGATGTGAAGGATACTTCATCAATCAAGTTGATGTATTGGGCGACTTTCTTCATAAATTCTATGGGGTTATCTTCTTTATGAAACCGTTCACCTCGACACAATTCTGTTTCAGACACTTTGAGAATCTCAGCTAGTTTCTTGATATTGCTTGCTTTGGGTTCGTTCTTGCCGTTTTCCCATTTCATGTACGTCTGAGGCGTTACTCCGACATACTCAGCGACTTCGCTTTGTTTCAATCCTGCCTTTTCTCGCATTTCCTTTAATACATCTTCAAGCATGATTTTCATCTCATAGGTTTCCTTTTTTGCAATTATACATATGGTTTTTCATGCCCATTACTTTACATATGTATTTGCATTGCTTAAAGTATGAAAAATCATACTTGACAGGTTTTCTTAGTGTTCTTCATCGACCAACTTTTCATGCAACAAGATTATCCTGACGGTGGTCTTCCATTCGTTGGGACGCATGTTATTGAACGGGTCGATTTAGAAACAGGGGAGAAGCTTCCACCTAGCGTTAACCAAAAGCTTTTAGAAGGATCATACAGCACTAAATTGACCATTCGTTGTAATGGCAACCGCGTTAGAGTTGAGGGTAATCCATCACGCTGGCAACGCATGGATAACTTAGTTGGCCTAACCACTCTCGATGAATGTGTTGAAATCTATAACAACGTTCTCGCCAAGTACGACTTACCTCCATTCACCAAAAACACCCGCGTATTCCACCGCCAAGCACCAGATGGAAAATCGTCATCTCTTATCGGTAACGGCGCTGAAATCACCCTCATTGACTGGACTCGTAATCATACAGTCGGGCAGGGAAAGGAAGCCTCCTTTATCCGTGGTATGTCATCTGTGCAAATCGGCCGTGGCCGAGAGCCAAAGTTTTATCCAAACGGCATGACCTGTAACTGGGGTGAGGCATCCGAATGGATGATGACAAAACTCTATTGCAAAGCTTACGAACTCCGTAAGCACCTCAAAGAAGACAAGCGCAAAAAGAATCGCGTTGTCACTGAACAACTTGAATACCTTGAAAAGCTTATCGGCTACTGCGAAGAGCAGGGCGTTGTACGAGAAGAGCACAGTCTCAGACAAAAACTATTGAAACGATACAACTTACAGTTTTATGGCTTGGTTACTGAACAAGACTTTCACGCACACTTAAACGACATCGAGAACGCCATGAAGACACTACACGCCACACACGACACACATCAATCTATTGCAGTCATTCGCAAGCTCACCAAAGACCAACCATTAATCACCAAATGACAGGGAACTAACTGCCATAAGGCTTAAGCTTTGTGGCAGTTGAAACCTGTAACACAAATCAAGCAGCTTGAAATCCGTTACAAAAATCATCCAAAAACCAAAACACCTTAGTGCGTATTAGGTGGTGCGGCGTTATGTTGAGGGGGAGTCGTCAGTATCATTGCGCAAGCACTGACGGCCTCACTTGCAGCAGAAGGTGGGCAGCTTGCTGCATCGTTCTGCAAGAGTGAGCCCGTAACATAATGGCCCTAATGCGCATTAAGTGTTATGTCATTTCGGTATGTCAAAAATGCCATAAATCGATTTATTCTGATTTCAGCCGTCCGCCGCAGTCATCAGCTTTGCTGATGCGAGGAGACGGAATTTCTACAATGCTCATTTATACAGCGGTCGCTGTGAAGCTAATTTTTCCTCCTACTATCTCGCGCCTTAGTGCGCGACTTTCAAGCTTCGCTTGATGCCCCGCAGGGACTAGACCTAACGTTAGTTTCAGCGTCCACCGTTCTTATGCTACTGCATATCCAAAGCAGCTTTAGCACTCGCAGAAGTTCGCTTGATTGCTCAAGCGTTCCTGTCATTGAAATGATCACTCTCGAGTATCTCGCCAGAAAAACACCCCTTGCTTTGCTAAGCCTTAATTCAAGTTTCAGCACACGCAGAGGGTTATAGCATTTTCTCTCGATACTTTTAGCGTTTTCGCCCTTTATCTCTCGCGCCTCCTGACGCACGACGTTCTACGGAAGGGGGGCGGGAGGGGCGAGGGCGAAGCCACTATCTTTAACAGTGGCTTATAGTCCCAATGTGGTACTCCTAACCCTGTTTCACCTTGTGGTAGTCTTCTTTTTGAAATGACTTTAGTCCTAGGTTTATTAGGTAGTCCAACATCTCTGTATCTTTGATGTTCATCTTGGTTTCAATCACTGCCTCGACGGTCTTCTTCTCTACCGCTCGCCAAGTTGTATCTTTTATGTGTTTAGTTGCCATTTGTTATCTCTGTCGAAATTTTTATTTATTATAAATTTATAAACTAAGTTTTGTTGACACTTAGAATCTAATATCTTATGTTTTCGATGCAAAATAATTAATTAGATTCTAAGAACGGCTAGTTATGTACGACTTTTTAGGGCTTCGGATACACTTCAGGGACGACTTCTATACTCATCAGAGTGTAGGGGATGAAGTCCATTCATCCGTTGATATTGTCGAACTTGCTCGCCGTGGTCTCCGTCTCTCTGCTGGTTCCGTTGATGTTTCTGAAGACGGTGAAGTGTCTTTGAATGACCTTCATCATCCTTGGGACTCTATTCCGTCCTCCTATACTGGTATTGCTTTTAAGTTCTATCAGGCTTCAGGCTTTAGAAATCTTGCTTGTGTTGAAATCAAAGCTTCACCTGCCAAGGTCATGCAAGGTCATAACGTTTACGGCTCAGACCGTTTGCATACTTGTGCAACTTACTTGCTTGAGTCTCTAAAGCGCGCCATGCCTGAGTTCTGTGAAGTTCTTGATTTCAATATGATTGACGTCTTTCGTTTTGACTCGACATATTCAGTTCAGCTTAATTCACGTGATACGTTAATGGCAGCTTTGAAAGGGCTATCACGTGTTTCTCACAAATATTTGCGGCCGTCTCGTCATGGTCAGTTTGAGTCAACTCTCTACTTCAACGATGCACCACCAGAGAAGGGCAAACCTAAAACTTCTGGCCGTACTACTTCATTGTGTATTTACTCCAAGCTCGATGAAGTTCAATTCCAATTGGATGACTTGAAACGCAAGGCAAAGAAAGAACGCACAGAGCGTTATAATCGCGTTATCGAGGAGCTATCCTCCCACCGCCTAAAGAATTTCGCTAATAACCGCTTACGTTTTGAAGCTCGTTTCAAAACTCGTTGGTTTATCAAGCACAACATCCCACAGAACCTATGGGATTTCATCGCCTTTGCTGAGGCTTACGAGCTTTCATCTGGGCAATCTTTCTGTCTCTTCGCATGGCATGACGCCATGAAAGACCTGCTTTCAGCAGTTGAAGGGCAGACACTCGATGTAATTCATGATCACAAAGTAAGAACCCTCCTTCATGACATGTATGACACCATTGACGCTAAGGGCATCCGTAGAACCGCAAAAGCCTTGCGTCTTTTTAGTGTTTATGACCGTTTGAAGTCTTCGGGGTGGGACAAGGTGAAAGATACTATGAGTAAATCTACTTTTTACCGTGCAATCCAAGAGCTTGAAGCGATTGGTTTCAGTCATGCTGAATTGCAGAACCTTGATAACACAGAGAGCGTTCCACTCGCTCAGGTTCTTACATTCGATTTTGATAATCAACGGCCTGATTACTATCAGGAGCCAACCGTTGGCGAACTTTCAACAACTAAAGCCCTTCGTGAATGGCTCAGTGGTCAAACTGAGGTTGATACCGCTTTTGATACTGCTCGATTCATTCAAGACAAGCTTGACGAACTTGGTCTCCCTCCGTTCTTTGTTCGTGCTCTTCAAGCTGGCCGTGAAGTTCGTTTATCAGAACACAAGGCACTTTCACTCGTTGTTTGGCGTGATGGCTCTTGTGAACTTGTTCAGCATGTACCCGGGAACAAAGAACAGTCCGTTCCCGTTCAATCTTCAACTCCTCCACCTGAAACTATTAGCGCTCCTCAACGTAAGCGCAGTTTTCAATCGTGGTCTACTGGTAAATAAGGAAACACTATGAAATTGACGATCATCTATGCGGCTTACGGCCAAATGCAAGACACCAAACAGCTTTGGTCTAACTGTTATGTACAAGCTGATTTTGTTAGTGAGTCAGATAAAGCGGGGCAGGTTCCTGCCAAATGGTCTGTGTCTACCGAAGATGATAACAAGGTAGCTAAAGAGCTCGTTAATGCTCTTAATCGTGCTCGTGGTCCTATCGAGATTGAGCCTGAAATCGGTTTTACCATTACTGGCTCTGGCACTAAGCAGATTATTAAAGGTTTTAAACTTTTATCTCAACCTATCGCTAAAGTTTCTTAGTTTCGAGGCTGACCACGCATGGAACAACTTGACTTTGCTCTTACTGTCATAAAGTTCACCTTACTTGCTGCTTGCGTGGTTGGCCTCGTCTTTTACAGGATGACTCGCTAATGGCTGAAACTGTCACTTACCCCGTTGAGTATATCTACATCACAATGTGGGCTCTTTTCATGTTCGCTATGGGGTTTAACGCAAATGTATAGCATGGAAGATTTAGAGCAACTCATCACCGTTGGCTTTATATGCTGGGTATCTGGTTTAACACTGGGCATGTTGTTTCGTTTCGTTCGCAACATGTTCACAACTGCAACCTCCAACTAAGGAAAGTACCATGAAAGAAACAATCTCTCTGTTCTTTACTGAAAACCGCAAGGCTCTATTAGCTTCTATTGGCGCTACTGCTGCTACTGCTTCAACTTCTGCTTCTGCCGCTCTTCAAGCTGATGTTGTCAATGGCATTGCTACCGCTGTAAATGCTGATGCTGCTATCGCTGCTGCCGCGGGCTTTACGGTTCTAGCTGTTGTTCTTGGCTATCGTGTCGGCATGAACCTCGTCAAAGGCTTCATTGCTTCCGCTGCTAGCTAATTAATTAACACTATACAAGGCGGCTTCGGTCGCCTTTTTTCTTTCACTCACAGGGACGTTTCACTATGAATTTATTTCTTAAACGCCTGAGTATTTACTGGCTGTGTTTCTTCGTTAGCTATATGCCTTACCGACAAGCACACGCCGTTATACCTGCATTAGCGGGGGCTGTTGTTCTCGATATTGTTGCGGGGGCTGTTATTGATAAAGTCACAGGGGATGTTTCCGTTCCGGCCGTCTGTGGTAAAAAACCTTGGGCTGCTAATGACCCTGTTTTTCTTTGTGATGCCAGAAGTCCTAAATCAACTTGGTTAGGTAAGGCTAAGACTTCGGCTAAGTGGGGGATTTTATTTGCTATTGCAGGTTATTACGTTTCAGACTTATTAATTCAAAAGCCTACAACTGGTTGGTGCGATAATAAAAATTTAACTACTTTTTCCGCTTGCGCTACTGACCCTGCTATTAAATCTTCCATGAACAGTTATTGCTCACGCATGGGTGTAAAAGGTTGTACTTTATCAACGATTCGCCAACCTTACGGTGAAAAAGGAAGTCGCTTTGTTTTCGGCTTTACAGCTCCCTCAATGGGTTACGTTTCTTCTATATCTGGTTGGACTACCGTAGATAATTCTACTATCTCAGAAGATGATTTCTATAATGACTTCTGGCAAACCTCACCCGTTGTAACGCCTGACACTTGGCTTCCCGAAGCGGCTCCGGCTCCTCAGTATCATCCTGACCCCGGTTGGTTCCCTTCGTCCGTTCCGGTGTCTGTTCCTATGACTCCATCACCTAAGCCTGAGAACGACCCGACAACTTACCCCAAACCTTTACCGTCAACTCATCCTGATAGTCGACCATCAACCACGCCTAAGCCAGATTACACACCTGATTATTGGCCTCCCGGCGACCCTTTACCCGGCTCTTGGCCTAGTGGTTGGCCTAAGCCTGGCGAAATTACTTCACCTGGTGAGTTTCCTCAAGAGTGGCCATTGCCCGGCTCTACGCCTTTACCTAAGCCCGGCACTAACCCAGACCCTAATCCGAATCCAGACCCTTTGCCGTTCCCGATTCCTCTTCCGGTCATTGGCCCGATTACTCGTGAAGAGTTTCGCACTGAACAACAGAACCTCTGGAATGAAGCGGGCAACGCTTTACCTGATGGAACATCCATATTCCAAGCTCATCAACAGGCCGCTAAACAGGCAATGGATACCTTTATTCAAGATAATTTGAATCCTGAGATTCCAGAATTTCAATTTAGTCCCTTTGGTTATTTCACCTTTGGCGGTGGTTCCTGTATCGGTTTTACCTCTAACGTTTCAATGGGCAAAATTTCTGGTCAGATAGTTTTTGATAAGCATTGCCAACCTTGGGAAACCATATTTAGACCTCCTTTGGAGTGGGCTTTGTATTTATCGACCGCTCTTTATATTTATATCTTATTTAGTCGTACTGTACGGAGTGTTTAATTATGACTGCGTTATTTGCTCGTATAGGTACTTGGCTTGCTGGATTTATTTCCATGCAAACCCTTACCATTACCAATCGTTATTTATTCCTTGGCATACTTATATCAATGTATATTGCTCTTTATATTGCTTTCATGGCTTCTATCGCTGCTGTTTTTACATTTTCACCCGTACAACCAACGGGCAATGTTGCAGCGGGTTTAGCTTTGTTGCCGGGTAATGTAGGGCAGTGCATGTCAGCTATTGGCGCTGCACATGTTATTTGCCATGTCTTCGTCATTAAGATGAAAATCTTTAAATTGGCTGCTCACGGGGCGGGTTAATTATGGCTAGTTTCTGGGTTTATGGTTCAATTCGTGCGGGCAAAGGCATATTTATTGCCCGCAAAATGCAGCAATACCTTGCTCGTGGTTCTCGTGTAGCAACTAACGTTCATGTATTCCCTGAAAAGTTAGACCCTAACGGAACTGTTTCAATCACTCGCTTACCCGATATTCCACGCATTGAGGATATTAAAGCCCTTGGTCGTGGCTGTCCTGACGGTGAAAAACAAAAGCTAGGTGGATTGTTTCTCGATGAAACATCCATCTTTCTTAATGCTCGTTCTTGGAACGATAAAGACCGTGCCGAATGGATAGCCTATATCCGCTTGCTAGGTAAAATGGGATGGGATGTATTTTTCACCACTCAAGACCCTGAAAGCGTAGATAAGCAAATATTAGCCGCAACGGGTGAAGAGTTTATCCATTGTGTACGCAAAGATTATTTTCGTATCCCTGTACTTTCCGACTTTTACGATATTTACCGAATATTCAAAACAAAAGGGCAGGAGAGGGAATCAAAGATATTACCTCACATCAATGAGGCCGCTTATCGCCGTGGTAAAACCAAGCTCTTTAACAAACCTTATCGCTCGGAAATTTACCGTCCGGTACAGTTTTTTGGCACTTACGACACTAACCAAATGTTTAACGTCGATGTTATGCACTTGCGCGGCCGTGATGTTGATATGAGAGCTACTTACTCACTTTTACCCGGTCAAACTTTGCGTAAATACGAGATCATTCGAAACATGCAGGAAGCACAGGCCAAGCAGGAGACTACAGATATGGCTCTTACTCTCGATGACATTCAACTTCCCAAACAGAAACCACCTTTCCCCAAATGGCAATTGTTGTTCTTTGTTCTCTTTGCTTTTCTTGCCGTATTTACTTGGAATTCGATTTTATCAACTGATGAACCACAACAGGCCAATCAGACCCAACAGACTCAAACTGTTAAAACTGAATCTTCAATCGCTCCAGTTCCGGCCGATGACACACCCGATTATCTGAAAGGGGTTTACATTTCTGGTTGGGTACTTATCAACAAAAACGGTGCATATGTCTATGACTATGCTCTTCATAACTCTGAGCATACAGGATTTGATTACATGGCTTACGGTTTACAACTTAAACCCGCTGCTCCTTGCGTTGCTTGGTTAACGACTGTTGATGGTTTTAGCAAACAGATTACTTGCCGTTTTTCTTCTGGCTCTAAGGCTTCCGATTCTTCACAGCTCGCACAACAACAAACGTCAACCTTGTCTAATTTTTCTTTGGGAACTATCGTAGATTCAACTCTTGAATCTATGTAA